ACATGGTCCAGTACACATGAATTGTAAAGTTTACCCAAAGTTTATGAAAGAAAAAATAACTAGAAAATATGATGACTGGTATACAGAAATGAAAAAATCTAGGAGTATGTTTATTAGTAAAGCTGAGGACTTTGATATAACATCCGTACACGATTTAATACCAAGAGGATTAATGATAGATGTAAGGACTGCTAAACAACATAGAATAGCAAAAGCGTCTGAAAGAATAGATGACATATATTCAATTAAAGATTTTATGAATAGTGAAGACTTGTCCAAACATTTTCCTAAATTAATAGATTACACACATAAGATAGATGAAGTAAGAGGTACAGACTTTGGGGAAGTATTTCCAGAGATGAAGAAGATGGTCAATGAACCACATTAAAGTAGAAAATTATAATATGATCTTGTGGACTGTTAATGATTACTGTCCATTTCAATGTTGGTACTGCCCTAAGACTACCTGGGGTGGATCTAAAGATACTTATAGTTGGGAAACTACTGAGAAGTTTATTGATAAACTATTTGATCATTTTGGTAAAGGTTATGTTGAGATGTCTGGTGGTGAGCCAACACAATGGCCACACATTCATAAAGTTGCTCGAAAGTTTAAAGATAATCCAAATTGGAATTTAGGTCTAATAACTAATTTAGGAAAATCAGTTGACTTCTATAAGGATTTAGGGGTTAATAATATATTGGCAAGTTATCATCCCAATGTTATTAATACAGATATAAAAAGAGAGTTATGGTTTGATAAAGTTTATGAATTAAAAGATTATGTAATAATGAGTATAGCGTTAATGATGGATCCTAAACACTTTGATCATTGTTTAGATGTTTTAGATATGTTGTATTATCCAAAATTAGATCATGCTAGAATTAACATACAAACTTCAAGAATAAATGATATGGAAAATGTACAATATCAAATTGGTTATACCAAACTACAAGAGAAGATATGGAAAAATATCTCAGTAGGAAAAGTAGGTAAAGATTCTATTAGAGATAATTGGGGCCATGATCTTAAAGTAACAGTAGATGATACAGAGGTACATGAAGGGCCTTGGGAATTTCATGGGTGGATAAGAGATACAATAAACAAAGGTGATAATAATTTTAAAGGGTGGTTATGTGATACTGGTATGACTGGTGTACACATTGCTCCTAATGGTAATATTTTTAAAGGTGTTTGTCATGGATCTTATAATATGGATAGTACTATAGGCAACATAAATAAACCAGAAGATATACAATGGGCAAACAAACCTATGATATGTCCATATGATATGTGCTTCTGTGGTTTTGATTTAGCAGTTAATAAGAAGAGGGTTTAAATGTACATTATATATACTAGAGAGGCTTGTAAATATTGTGATATGGCTAAGGCAGAAATGAAAAGATTAAACATTGAGTTTAAAGAAATACCACAAAATGAAGCTACAACAAAAGAATTAAATGAGAAGTTAATGGGTCCTACCAGCTTTACCTATCCCCAAATATTTGATGGTGATCATGATGTAGGTGGATTTGAAGATTTATTAGACTATACAGAAGAGATGGTTACAACAGGAGCTGCAATATAATATTAATATAATATTATGGAGATATATTATGAGTTTGACTATATTAGATTCAAAGAAATTTAGCAAAAAAGGTAAACAAAATCTTACTCAACCAGAGATGAATGAGATTGACAGAAAAGCTATGGGTGGAACTGAGCTGATGAAGTTTGGTTTATTTGAAAGAGTAGATAAAGAGCTTCTTAGTAAATTCCAAATTATTCCATCACGAGTAAGAGATATCGATCCTGATCGTATTCCAATATTATGGAATCATGATCTTGCTGGTGATCCAGAAACATTACATCTAAAAGGTGTTAAAGCAGAAGATTTAAAGTTTGGTAAACTTGTATTTGTCAGCCATTGGCAGCTTCAACAATTTAAAAGTTATTTAAATGTACCTTATAGTAAAAGCATAGTATTGCAAAATGCTATTGAACCAATACCAGAACATGAAAAACCTGATGACGAAATTAACATTGTTTATCATACAACACCTCATAGAGGCCTAGAACTTCTTGTTCCTGTATTTGAGCATCTAGCTAAAAACCAATTTCAAGATCTAAAGAAAAAAGTTAAACTTCATATATATTCAGACTTTAATATTTACGGATGGCCAGAAAGAAATAAACCATACCTAGAATTGTTTGATAAATGCAGAGCTCATCCAGATATTACCTATAATCATACATTGTCAAATGAAGAGATGAAAGAAGAATTAAAGAAGATGCATGTCTTTGCGTATCCATCTATTTGGGCTGAGACATCATGTATAGCATTAATAGAAGCTATGTCAGCAGGATTGATGTGTGTTCATAGTGCATATGCTGCTTTGCCTGAAACAGCTGGTAATTGGACTATGATGTACCCTATGTCAGAGAGTCATATAGAGCATTGCAATATGTTTGCTGAGCAATTACTTAGTGCAGTTACATTGGTGGATCAACAGTTTATGAAGGATAGATTAGATATGCAAAGACGTTATATTAATGGCTTCTATAGTTGGGATACAAGAGCTATGCAATGGGAAGCAATGTTGAAAGGAGTATTAAAAAATGGGTAGTACCTATAAATTCGGACAAGAACAAGAAATATTAAAACAAACTTCAAGACTACAAGTTAATTTACAATCTTGGGAAGAGGGTGATATCCTTCATTTCTATCAAGACATGGTAGTTATGTTTCAAGAAATTCAAAGTGATGTTATTCCTTTAAGTAATAAGAATAGAAGGATTATTAAAAATGCCCACACCTCATTTGACAAGATTTTCAACAGAACAAAATCCTGAAATTGAGGTAGTTGAATATTTAGAGGAATATAAACCCGAATTAATAATTTTTTGCAACAAATGTAGAAAGTTAGGATTTACATTAAACAGATCTCTTGGTGCTATGAAGCTAAGAAGTCCTGATGTGAAGTTCTGGTTAATATTTGTCAATGGTGAGATAGCATCTGTAAGTGGTTGTCAAAAACTACATCCTAGTGATGCTAGCGATATTATTCGAGAAGGTGATTATAGATTATTTTTTAGATCAGCTACGCTACCAGAATACTATCACCATTTTAAATTTAATAGATATATGGGGCATAACTTATATATTAAGTACTTAATTATACCTCAAAGAGTATGGGCATATTCACGAGGTGCTAAAAGAGTATTGTTAACAGCTGTTACTACACCACAAGGTAGTCCACAGATGGATAAAGTAGCTAGAATAACAAGATTAAATGAAGTTAAATATTGTAAGAAAAGAGGTATTCCTCCTATATGGGAAGAACTAGGCACGTGCAAATTATTTAATACAAACCAAGTAGTGTTTAGATGTATGGAAGAAAATTCAGCGTGGTGGATTAAGAAAGGTAATTTTTTATGAGGATAATTGATGATGTACTACCAATGGAAAGAGTGCATGAACTTTATAATTATTTTGCAAATAATAAATGGGACTTTCAAACAAAGTCACCAACCGTTATGTTTCAGAACAGATCTTTAAGGGCTGCAGGATTACCAACAAACAAATACTTTCCTTTAGTCAGATTTCCATTACATAAGTGTAGTGACCTTCTACTTAAACTTAAAGAATATTATCCTGACCATATGGTGTATGATGATTTTATTGGAGCATTGATGCATCCAAAAGATTTTTCTCATTGTAAACATTATGATTTCTTTGAAGACCAACATATAGGAAGACAAGAAGATTTAATTAGAATAATGTATTACTGTGTACCAAGATGGAAACCAGAATGGGGTGGCAATACAGAATTTTATGGACGTTGGAGAAATGAAAAGAAAGAACCAGATGTATGTCAAATAAAACCAAATAGATTATTATTATTTGATTGGGACGAATGTCATACTGGAACACCATGGGATAATGATGAGGTTCAACGTGTTATAATAAGTGGATATCTTTTTAAGAAGGGTGCTGATTATGCTATAAAGAAAACTTACAGATACATCTGGGGTCATTCACCAACGTATGCGGAAGTATTTCCTAACGAGAAGACTTGGAAACATTAGCTTCATACTTATCTCTCCATTTTATAAAATCAGGAAAGTAATCTACAGATCTTCTTTCATACAATTCAGCTTTATCTTTACCATCAACACCAATAATAGTAACTATATTCATATCTATTTGATCTAAAGGTTTGTCCCAGCCCATTCTTTCAGCAAACATAGCAGCATAGGCAGACTCTTGCATAAAGTATCCTTGAATCCATTCTTCCTTTTTAGATTTAGCAGATGTTTTAAAATCTATAATTGCTAAACTTTGTTCTTTTGTTTTTGAATGCTCCCATATACCAATAAGATCAACTCTACCAGCTACTCTAAGTCCATCACTATATAAAGGTGCTTCTATAGCCCAAACTTTCTTTAGGTGTTTATCAAGTTTGCCTCTTATCTGTTCAAAGACATCATTAGATTCATTAACTTGTATATTATTAACATAGTCTTCACATAACTTATGAACCTTAGTACCTCTTGTAGAAGATTTAGTAATGATTCGTTGAGCTTCTTCATTACCAACTCTAGCACGCCAGGCTGCTATAGCTTCAGCTGATATTTGTGATGTAATAGATGTTACAGATGGATAGTTACCATTAGGAGTTATATAATGACGTTTGCCATTTATATTTTTAGTTTTTAACTCTTTAAACGATACCCCATCTTTATGTTTAAAAGTCTGCATTTTTATTCATAGTATTTTGATTAGGTGAACCTGGTCTTTTTGAACCCTTATGTTTCTTCTTTATATTACGAAGAATATCTCTAAAGCTATCATCTGGTTTACGCAAACCATCAACACCTGATACAATAGCAGGAAATGATATTAAGGGTTCTATTTCCGGATGTTCTTTAAGGTAAATATCTCTTTCACCCATTGACATGAATGTTTCAAACTCCTTACCTGTTTTTGTATTTTTAAAACCATACGTTGGCATCTTACAACCCCAGTTCTGGAAACGCCTTTGCTACTACATTTTTGCTGACGCCTTTTATTTCTCTATTTTTTACTTGTAATAATAATTCAGCATCTTCTGGCATTATTGATTCTAATATATTTATGAATAGACCTTCACGTTTCATCATAGGTATCTTGCCTTGAACTGGTATTATTTTACCATCAGTTACTCTAGCTATAAAGTAGCTCATGTTTTTTAGTTCCATAATAAGACGACCTTCAATATCTAAATCTTCATCAAGAGGTTTATAAGGAGGGTTACCTTCTGGTAATACCCATCTTATATTATCACTATATGCTAATTGAAATATACCAAAAAGATGTTTTTTGGTTTCTTCTGGTATCTTTTGTAATGCTTCCACTTTTAGTGTAACATTTTTAGTTTCTCTAGCACCCTTGAGTGCTTCTGCTAATCCTAGTGTTGCCATTTTTAAAACTCGCTTATATCTTCCATTAAATGTTTCAGTTTATGTTTAACAAAATAGTTAAACAGCTTGCTTCTACTGTTAGTTGGTTGGTCAAAAGATTCTACCACCTTGGATTGAATCTCCTGGGGTATATAGCTTAAATCAATAAGCATTCTATTTCTCATCCAACCACGTTTTAATTCTTCGTCTTTAAACATTTCTTCTACATTATCAATATTATTACCTAATACTTCAATATATTTAGCGCGTAAAGGTTTTTGTCTTCCACCTTCTATAACAAATGTATCATCAGCAGAAAGATAGTTAGGTACACCATCTCCTCTATCACCTTTTGCTATATGCTCTATTAAGTATTGTTCTGGACTTTTATCTTTTAAGAATCTTTTATGTACAGGATCATACTGCTTTACATCTTTAAACTTATGTAATTGAATAAAGTCTTTATCCCCTGACAATATTAATATAGGTTCTGTAGTATGGTATTTTGTAACTATAGTACCTATTACATCATCAGCTTCTGCTGTATCTATTTTAATTACTTTATAAGGAAAGAATTCTTTTATTTCTTCTCTTACTTTATTTAAAGTGTTAAACACTGTAGACCAATCTACACTAGATTCATCTCTATATTTTTTTCTATTAGCTTTGTAGTAAGGATACCTTTGTCTTCTCCAAAAGTTTTTATCATCACAACAAATAACTAATTCACCAAACTTATTAGTAAACTTAGTTCTATTAGATCTTAAACTATTAAGTATCATATGACGAAATAAACCCTCGTCTAATTCACCTGCTTGATTACCTAATTGAACCATTAAGTTTGATATCATTACCTGATTAAGGTCAACTAATATCATTTTAAACTCCTATCTATAATGTTTAATATGCACTATAAGCGAACCTAAGACAACAATAAAAATAATTAAATTAACTGTTGACTTCATTCTCGTTTTGTAGGACTATAAGGTATGAAAAGATATACAAATGAAAGGAATATAGTATGTATAATAGTGAAGATATAATGAGTGAAATACGTGATGTAGAGTCACAAAATAATGAATTACTACAAAAAGTAGAATTTTTAACAGAGCTGGTAGAAAAATTACTTCTTACTAGATCTAGTTATGAAATGCGTAACACTAAACAAGTTACAAAATAATGGAAGCATGGGTGTTAATTATAGCATTTGCATTCTATAATGCAGATCACATAATGGAGTCAGGATCATTTAGTATTCATATGGCTTCTAAGCAAGAGTGTGAAGCAAGAGTAAATACATTTGAAGATGTTAAATTTAGCTTTGGAGATAGATCTTTTGAGACATCCGCATCATGTCATGATGTTAATATTGAAGAAAAGGAAATTTAATTGAAGTTCGTTGTTGACCTATACAGAGATATATGCGATATTAATAGTATGAGAAGAGAGCAAAAAACAAATGAACTAAAAAAAGTTTACACCGCAAAAAGCGAAAGTAGATTCACTGTATACGAATCGAAATCTATGGTGAAGCAAGAATGGTATACAGACCTTTTAGAGAAGTCCAGTCTTAAAGGTATAGCGAGAGGGACGCAGCTCAGAAGATATCTGGAAGCACAAAAGAAGTCTTTCCAAGATTACCTTCAACAAGGCCTGGCAAAAATAATTAAATTAAATGTTGACCTAAGTCCTAATTCGGGGACAATGGTCTTTGCTAGACCAGGCACACTATATTAGTAAAGGAATATATAATGGCACATCAAGTAGAAACAATGGCATACGCAGGCGAAACACCTTGGCACGGATTGGGTACTAAAGTATCAAACGATCTTAGTGTAGACGAGATGTTAAAACAATCAGGATTAGATTGGAAAGTATTACCCATTCCAGTAGTTGGTAAACATCCAGCTGGTAATGAGATTAAATCTGATCATAAAATGTTAGTAAGACAAGGTGATAATAAAGTTCTAACTATGATTACAGATAAATGGAATCCAGTACAAAACTCTGAAGCGTTTGACTTCTTTAGAGAGTTTACTGATCAAGGATCAATGGAGATGCATACTGCAGGATCACTTCAAGGTGGTAGATGGGTATGGGTACTTGCTAAATTATCAGAGTCTTTTGAATTGTTTGGTGGAGATAAAGTAGATAGTTATCTTTTATTCTCTAACCCTCACATATATGGTAGAGGTGTAGAAATTAGATTTACTCCTACTAGAGTTGTATGTAACAATACTTTAAACTTATCTTTAGGTTCATCTACTGATAATAAAGTTAGATTAAATCATAGATCAACATTTGATGCTGATATGGTTAAAGAGACTTTAGGTATTGCTAAAGAGAAGATGGCTAAGTATAAAGAGATGGCTAAGTTCTTAGGATCTAAATCTTATAAGAAAGAGATCGTCC